AACTGTGATGTTTTTAGCTGCTAGCTCGTCTAATACGTCTTTTTCTTCTTCAGCATCAATTACTCGACCATCAGATAACAAAGCTAATTGACGGGTAATAGGGGTTTTAATCCAATACTCGGCAACCCTTACTGTGTTTTCACCAAACCATGATTGACATGAAGAAGTATTGTATTGCTCTTGTGACCAACTTGACATTGGAGACTTTGGAAATCTGCGCTTGTGTTCTTCTTTAGGCATATCAACAGTAACAAAAGCCCACATTGCATCACGGCGATCGTATTCTTTCGAGCCATCATCAAACCAAAGTGAAGTTGTGGCAGTGTTCAAAGCTTTTATTTTAATGTCTTGTTCAAAGGCATCATCATCATTGAATTCTGTGGTAACTCTCCACCCACCATAGCCACCGTTTACAACTTCATCAAAGGCGATATCATAAGCATTACTAGCTTTACTTGTGCTTTCAATGTTACGGATTAATCCTGTCATGGTCTTGGCAATATCTTCAGTTGCTCCACCGCTAACAGGTCTGATTTTAATATCAGTGCGGTTTTGACGTTGGTCGCCAATTAGTTGATCAATAGCACCGGCAACACGATTAATAGTAAACCTTGGGCGATTCTTGCGCTTATCTTTAGCGCCCTCATCCCACTGGCCATCCTCAGTTTGTGCAAACTTAATATCCTCAACGGCTAAACGTCTTTGATCGCGCTCTTTCTTTTCAACTCGTTCAAAGCGTGTGACTGCCTGCGTATGAATCTTTTCTTTTTTAGTTGCCATTGTTACCATTCCGAAGCAAAGTTAATTTCTGTTAGTTGATCACCGTCAAGCTCACCGCTTATATTCATTTGACCAAACTGCCTAAAAGCGTCTGCGCATTCTGAGTGAATATCATGCACAGGTTGATCCGTAAACCTTCCTGTCGTGTTATTCCACCGCTTTCTATATGAATCTAAATGTATTATACCATCTTTACATGCTGTTTCGTCAAACCAACAAGTTGAGAATGAATCTCTCGTTGCTTGAATGCCGTGTGATATCTCTTTTACTCTTGGTACAATCTCTATATTTCTTAAGCCTAAATTAGTTAAAGCATCTGAAGGTGATATGTTAACAACCTCGCCTTGTCTCTCATGGTTGCCATCGTGAGGTAAGTAATGAGTACCCCAAACATAATCAAGGCTATTTAATTGGCTAACATAATACTTGTACGGTTCGCCCCACCCTTCAATGTAACCTATAAAGTTATCTTTCTGCCCTATTTTTTGATGTAGCCAAATGCCAGTGCCATCGCTGTTACCAATATCCCAAAATGTATTTACTGGATAACCTGGGCGATAAGGCACTGTTGTTATGCGCTCATCCTTCCTTGCTTGAGTCATTTGAACAGTATAATAACAACCCTCTTTAGACTTCTGAAAAGCCTCTTTAGGTGTGCTTGGGTATTCCTGCCACATGCTTTCCTCTTCGCCTGAGAATTCAGAATCCCTAGTCATTACCCACCATGCGCGCTGTTCTGGTGATATATTACAGTTACTCTCAACCTCTATCTTGTCAAAATATTTGTGGTCCTTATCGGTTAGCACAACATCATCAGGATTTGTTTTATATCTCTCTTCGCCATGCCAAGGGTAAAAGTGAAACTTATAATCTTTAGGGTTTAACTTCTTGCCTGATTGCATTAAAGCCTCTGCCCTTTTTGATATCTTGTAAAAGTGACCGTCTTGACCTTCCGCTGTTGATTCAATAAATATCATACCGTTAGTAGGTACAGCAGGAATGGAGCCTTTTATAACCTCGTCTGCCCTTTCTGGAAACTTAGCGCAAATTTTACCAAACTCTGAGATGTGTAAATACTGAAGAGTTCCAGACCTTGCTGAAGTTGCTACACGAATAGAACTATTGTTATGTGCAAATAATAACTCACTGGCGCTATCTCTTTCTAATGGCATAGCCGCTTTTAATGATGGTGGTAAATTATTGTAGGCAAAATAAACCTTGTCTCTGAATATGGTCTTTGCTACATCCTCACTCTGAGCTATTACCGCCGCTCTGATATTTGCTTTAAACAAACAGCAATCAAGAAAGAATATTTCTATTAATGTAGTAAACCCTAACTGCCTAGCTTTTAATATATCGTTACGGGTATGAAGGTTTGATAATAAATCTAATTGTGGTTGGTTTGGTATGAAGTCAGCAACTAATTCTTCTTCGCCATCATCACCCTTAATCATTATTTTATATAACTGACCGCTTGTTAATCTCCACCAAGGGTCAGCAAGGCACTCTTTAAACTCTTTAGCGTCTTTTGGTACTCTGGTATCTCTATCTCTAATAGCCCTAGCCATTTGAAGGGCCAAGCGTATTACCTGATATTTCTTGGATGACTAAAGTTAAAGGATTTTCAACACTGCCGGATAATTCTTTCTTATCTGTTAAGCCTAAATCTCTTGCTATGATGTTAGGATTTAATAGCCCTGCGCTTGCTCCTTCAAACTTCTGGGTCTCTATAATTTCCTTGATTGTACTTATGACTAAGGAAAAATCTTTACTTTCTTTTTTCTCTAAATCTAAATCACCAATAAAATCATTAAGATACTGAGTATTTACACCCCAGTATATACATAGACCTTTTATAGTCATTGCTCGCATTAGTTTCTCAGGTGATGCGCTTACCGCTCCTTGATATATTATTGCTTTTTCTAAAGGGTTATCCTCCACCCATTCAAAGTAATCAAAGGCAGCCTCAAGCATTAACTCAGGCGTTTTAAATATCTTATCGCGCCCATGCTTTGCTCTTGCTTTCCAGAATTGATTGCCTTTAGTTGCTGCCATTTATATCTATTTCCGAATTAAATTTGTATCTACTCGCTAACGTATCGAATTAAATTCTGTATTTACGCTAACACCCTGAACTTTTGATAGTCTGTTTGCCTAATATCCGTTGAGCTAAAATCTAGTTTAGCTTTCTTTCTCCACCTACCGACATAATCTAGGTCTGGTTCTTTGGTTGCATACTCTATATATTCATTAGCTTCAAAGGTTACACCATCAACAACGACATCAACAGCAGGTATTGTTACACCGTCTGTAATGTCTTTGGTTTTACCTATTTCTGGCTGTAGTATTAGAGTTGGGGTGGATAGGCTGATATCTTCACCAGCGTTGACACGGATAATTGAACCTACCTCTTTAAAGTTTAGGTTGCTCATTATCGTCTAACTTGTGATAACGTTATGGTTTCGCTTCCTGCGTTGATTACTTTTAGCCTAGATGATGGTAATTCGATTAGGTCATCAGTAGCACCGGCGAATACTCCATCTGTTAGGGTTACAAAAGCGCCATCCCTGAACCATTGCAAGTCTAAAGCACCCGTTGTACTAAAAGCATATAAGCCTGGGCCTATGGTTCCATCTTCATTATTTCCTAGTTTTAACATAATCATAACCCTTGTTTAATTTTAATTAGTTTAACACTTCTTGCTTTTTAAATCTTGTATTGTAAAGATACGCTATTACGCTATCTCTAATTTTCGCTTAGTTGACACATTATCTATTGAGCCTATAAACCCACTAACTGATGATGTGAACGACACCGGTGTACCTGCTGCGACAAACGTCTCACTATAATTATTAATCGCTGTTATATCCGCAACTATTCCGCTTGCGCCATCTAACATATTTAACGTGCCTGAATCACTTATTACTGTGTCTACTTCTGTAATGTAAGTATATCCGATTGTTAACAAATTGTTTTGCCTAATAAAGAAACTAGCTATGTTTGCTGAGTTGGCAAGGCCGCCGCCTATAGTCCACAACCCTGATAATTCCCACTCATCGCCAGTCGGCCCTAGTGGTGGAGCAAAGGTCATAGTGGTAGCGATAACATCTGTTACGGCAGATGAACCAGTTTCATTTAAATGTAAATCGTCACCGCTATTGTAAGCAGGCAATAAAAACCCAACGTTAGATGGATCTTCTGTAATACCATACATATCAACCATTTTATTTCCGTAGGTTGAAAGTAACCATGCGTTATATGATTCAGTCCATCCTTGTCTATCTGAATTCCAATCCCCGTTACCTTCAAATGGTGCTATATTTATCACTAAATAATCCAATGCCAGTAAATCTGCCTCGTCTGTCATGCTTTCCATTGCCGTTCTCATAGCTGCATTAGGGTCTGTACCTGCGGCTATTATATCATTTACGCCACCCTGTAGTAATACGAAAGTTTCACCCGTTATAGGTGTGGTTGATAACATAACGGTGGCTATAGCTGATAGTTTATTGCCACCTACACCTAGTTGCGCGCATGATGCGTTAATTCTAGTGTTTAAATTAGAGCCTAAATCAATAGCACTATTAGAAAATGAATCACCAAATATAGAGCCTGTTATAAATTCCGTATCGGCAAAGGATCCATTAACAACTAATTCTTGACCTCTCCAGTTATCATCAACAAAAGTAAATAACTCTCTTTTGTCTTGGTTTACATATGTTAGTACGTTGCCATTGTTACTGATTTCTGTGTTTGCAGTTGCTTCATCTAGGTTCCATGTTGTTATAGTGCCGTTGTTGTTTAGTATAGGATTAGCTAGTATTCCGTTGAAAAACCCCCCTGTATTTTTCCGTGCTATATAATCAACAGTAAACGTGGCAGTTCCGACAGCTCTGTTTATTATTTCAATTTCATCTAGAGTAACTGTAGCAACAGAGCCTGAACGTTTAAAGGTTGCTGTGTGCAATTTCTTATCTGGAGTGAATGTACCATCGTTTGCTGTAAATGAACCTCCAACCTTCCAATCAAAACCACCGTTAGCAGCATCAACCCTAAAGAAATCATCAT